AAAGAACTTTGTGAACCTATGAGAAGAAATAAAAATTTGTTAGATATATTCTATCAGGAGTATATACAATGACAAAACATCTTTGTACTGCTCCATGGACACATACCTATGTTAGCCCACAAGGCGAGCGTAGATTATGTTGTGCAAGCAGAGAAGAGGCAAAGTTTACAAAACAATACCTAGACTCTGGCGGGGGCAGTACAGATTTTAATCCTGAATCTTTAGAAGAACATTGGAACAGCGATTATATGAAAGATATACGAAAGCGTATGTTAGCAGGAGAAGCTATACCTCAATGTGTTGTATGTAATGATAATGTTTTAAACTTACACACTTACAGAGAATATTTTACTAAGACACTATTTCCAGATAAAGTATTAGACATAATTAACAATACAAGAGAAGACGGGCATTATGATAAGATGCCTGTTTCATATGATTATCGTTTATCTAACTTATGTAACTTCAAATGTAGAATGTGTGGCGATCAATTATCCTCATCATGGGAGGCAGAAAATAGAATACATTCTGTTGATGTAACAGATGCATGGTTAGAGCCTAATACAAGAAGACAAATTTTTACTTTCCAACAAGAAGTATTAGAAGAAGAACTGCAAGATGCTGTAGACAAAGGAATAATAGAAGAAATATATTGGGTAGGTGGAGAGCCTCTAATGTGGGAAAGACATTGGACTATTATGAATCAACTTGTAGCTTCGGGACAATCTAAAGATGTAATAATACGATACAATACAAATTTAAGCAAAACAAGTTACCCTAATAAATTTAACAAAAGTTCCCGATATCAACTATATGATATGTTGGGAGAGTTTAAAAAAATTAATTTGTGTGCTAGTATAGATGCTACAGGAGATGTAGGAGAGTATATAAGAACAGGATTAAAATGGGACGAGTGGTTACAAAATTTTAAAGAAGGTTTATTTTTAAATGAACTTTATGGCGATGATGGTATGGTATTAGATGTAACACTTACAACACCTGGTTTATTTCATTTAAGAAGTATGTTTGATTTAGCAACAGAACTAGATTGTAAATCATATTTTAAATTTACATACGCATTTGATCCTTCTAAAATAATGGCACCCACTGCATTGCCTAAGAATATTATTATACCTGTTTGTAAAGAACTTATATCATATATGGAACCTAGAAAGACTTGGAAAACACAAGTCTATATAGACTCATTGAAAAACTTAATGGAAAGACCTAGTTTTGATGAAGAGTGGCCTGAACATTATGAACTAGGTTTGTCTAAAGGCAAACAACATATAGAAAGATTAGAAAGTATAAGAGAACAAAAGCTTACATTTAGAGATACACTAAATGCAGATGCAAGGATGTGGTATGATGGCATCTAAAACATTTTGTCCGTTGCCGTGGAAACATCTAGCAACACACCCTCATGGAAGATTAAGTTTATGTTGTGAGGCTGATACTACAATGAAAACAGCAATGGCAAGTGATTTTGGTTTCAATAGAACTCTACAAAATACACAATACAATTATGATAGTATAATGAATAGTGAGTCTTTTCGTAATGTAAGATTGCAAATGTTGAAAGGAGAATATCCTCAGGAATGTAAAAGATGTTGGAATTCAGAAACAGTAGGAAACAAAAGTAAAAGAATAATAGAATTAGAAAGACATAACTTTACAGAAGAACAAGCAATACAATGTACGGATATAACAGATGGTAGAATAAAAGATATAAGTTTTGAATTCATAGAACTAAGATTAGGTAATCATTGTAATCTAATATGTAGAACATGTAATCCTATTTCTAGTACTCGTTGGAGAAAAGAATGGCAAAAATTAAATTTGGAGGCAGGCTACAATGCTATACCACAAAAAGAAATGGATTGGCCTTTAGATCAAGACTTTTGGGATAGTTTACTTGCACATGTAGATGAATTAAGATTCTTATATATCAATGGTGGCGAACCTTTACTTATAGACAAACACGGTAAATTTTTAAAAGAACTAATTAATTTAGATGTAGCAAAAAATGTTACTATTGTTTATTCTACAAACTCAACGGTATCAGGAGAGGATTACGAGGATATATGGAAAGAATTTTATAAAGTAGAAACAATGTTATCTATAGACGATATACAAGGCAGAAATGAATATATGAGATATCCTTCGAAATGGGATAATACAATAAAACAATATGAATGGTTTAAAGAGTTAGGAGAAAGACATGATAACATTCATACAACAATATGTCAGACAGTTTCTATACTAAACATATATTATCTAAGTGAATTTTATGAATACTTTAAAGATACACAAATATCTTGCAACTTTGTTACTAATCCTATGTATTACGATCCTGCAATATTACCACAGGACATAAAAGACATACTTATTAATAAATACAAAGGGGAGGTATTTTACGACACTATAAAAAATTATTTGGGCATAGAAAATAAAGGTAGAACATTACTACAATTTTTTGATGTTACTAACAGACAAGATGTATTAAGAAAAGAATCTTATAAAGAAACATTTCCAGAATTTTATAACTTAATAAAAGAATATGACAGATAGTTTAACACAAGAAGAAATAGATATAGGCATACGCCCCGAGGATAAAGGTGGTGATGACAATATACCTTTGCTTGACACAACTAAGTGTGCATTACCTTTGATACATCTACATACTTGGCCTAACAAAAATGTTTTTGCTTGTTGTTTAGGAGGCTATGATACTAAAATAGGTTCTTTAGAAGATGGCACATTACAAGACATATTTAACAATGATATGATGAAAGACATACGAAAGAAGATGTTAAATAATGAAAGACCTAGAGAATGTACTAACTGTTTTAAGGAAGAAGATACAGGCGGATTTTCATTTAGAAAAACTGCTAATAGAGATTTTAGACATCACTTAGACAAATGGGATGATGTTAAGGAAGACGGCACATTAGAAAAAATGGACTTAGCATATTGGGACTTTCGTTTTTCTAATGTATGTAGCTTTTCTTGTCGTAGCTGTGGTCCTCAGTTAAGTTCGGGTTGGTATAAAGATACTAAAAAGATGTATGGTACTTTAAACTATGAGGACAACTTCAATCTTATAAAAGAAAGAACAATAGAAGTATGGGATCAACTAGAACCTCATTTTGAAACAGTAGAACGAATATACTTCGCAGGTGGTGAGCCACTTATGATGGAGGAACATTATAGAATACTAAAAAGGTTAATAGAAATGGGAAGAAGTGAGGTAGTGTTAATATATAATACTAACTTAAGCACATTAAATCTTAAGAAGGATAGTGTATTAGATTTATGGCCTCAATTTGATCGTGTTGTTATTGAAGCAAGTTTAGATGGTAGCGGTGAAAGGGGAGAGTTTGTTCGTAAAGGTTTAGTGTGGGAAGATTGGAAGAAACATAGAAAACAAATTGAAAAAGCATGTCCTAATATAGAGTTTAATATTAACTATACAATAAGCATACAAAATGTTTTACATGTAAGAGAATGTATGGAAGAATTAATAGATATAAAGGCAATCAATAGCCCTCATAACTTTAGATTCAATTTAGTACATCACCCTGTATGGTTAAATGTTATTATGTTACCAGATTATATGAAACAAAGAATAAAAGATTTTATGGAAGATTGGAAATTAGATATAACCAAAGATTATTCTCGAATGGCTCAAGCCTCTATAACATCAGCTATTAATTCTTTCTTAGAGTATATGTTTTCTGAGAAAGGAAATCCTAAAATGATACAACTATTTTGTAGACAAATGGAAATGATAGATTCTGTAAGAGATGAATGTTGGCAAGAATCAATACCTGAGATGGCATGTTTAGATCCTACATGGAAAGGCGAAAGGAAAAAATTAGATACACTAGCACTAAGATATGAAACAGGGAGATTATTAGGTTATGAAAAATAAAGCACTATTATGTGGCGGACACTCTAAATTTGGAAAAGTGTTTGCCGAACTATTAGAAAAACATTATGACTTAACTAACTTAGGCAGAGAAGAAATAAATTCACCTGTTATATTAGATAAGTTATACAACGATTATGATTTTATTTTCTTTAATCATAATAGAGGTACAGGAGGATTTGAAGATCTAACTGAAAGTATGAAAATTAATTGTATGTTGCCTTACAACATTGTTAAGAAGCAAACAAAATTAAGAAAAGTAGGTTGGATGATTACAGGAGATTGCCATTTAAATATGGGGTATCCTACAAATCATTATTCATTAGATGAGTCTTTTCAATGTTATGTAGTTATTAAATCTATACACATGGCACAACAAAGATATTTTTCTCAGCAATATAATACTTTTGTATGTGATCCTGGCATGTTAAATGAAGAAAACTATCTCAGTAAAGCAGAAGAGTTATTAGGATTTTCTTTATCAGATGACGAGTCTGATTTGATTATGATGTACTGATGAAACAAATAGATCCAGATTACCCTATATGGGAAGTTGATTTTTCTTTGCCAGATATAGAATGGCAACAGAAGGATAACTATGTTCAAGAAGGTCTGGGAAGTCGTAAAAGATATGAATTATTTTGTCCTGTACAGGAGGACTATTTAAAATGGTTAGATGCTTGGAAAACACAATTATTTGAAACTATAAGAATTTTTAGAAAAGAAGAAACTACACCAGATGTTGTGGTAAAAATGTGGAAAAGATATTTACAAACAATACATTTTCCAGGAGGCTTTGAAAAATACTTAAACATACTATTAGATAAACCAGGATTTAGTATGGAACCACATGAGGATAATAGATATGTTGTAGGTATATTACTTGTTAATTTACAAGACAATCCTACAGGAACATACTTTACAGACATAGATTACAAACTATCAGGTAATAAAGGAAAGGGTTTATTTTTCTTAAATAACAGTAATACAATGCACGGTATTGAACAAAAAGGACCAGGAGATAGAATAATAGCATACCAACATATATCAATCGGCCACTTAAAAGATATAAATAAAACTGATGGCTAAGGTAATACAATTTCCTAAGAAGGAACCTAAGCCCAAACTTATAAAGGGCTATAGGATGTCCTTCTATACAGAGGACGAAATAGATCTAGCGCTTTTATGTATCAATACATACGGCTGGAATCGTATCGGCTATACGAGAAATACTCTTAGCAAAGTAGACCCTTTGTATATAAAAGATTGTTTGATACGAGGCTATAATTCAGATTTGTTTTCTTATCCTGCAAGAAAACTTATAAATAAAATTATAGACGGAATGGAAACTATAGAGGTAAAAGTAAATTAGTATGCCAATATACACATTTGAGAATACAGAAACAGAAGAACAATTTGATATGATGATGGCCATAGCAGATAAAGAGAATTGGCTAAAAAAGAATCCACACATAAAACAAATCATAACAGCACCTAATTTAAATTTTGGCGGTGTGGGTGATCGTACGAAAACAGATAAAGGTTTTCAAGAAGTTTTATCAAGAGTAGCAGACGCTAATCCTTATTCACCAATGGCAGATGATTTTGGTAAAAAAGATTCTAAGTCTGTTAAAATCAGAGACACAGTTAAAAAAGTTAAAAAACGAGTCGGTACTTTGATGGGTGAATCAAAGCCGGACAATGTATAAGGAGGTAATAATAAAAACTATATCATGTTAGATTAAATTTACTAACAGGAGAACTATTAATGGCTAGAAGAAATCTTCAACTAGTTCAAGACACAAACAAAAAAGGCAGGCGATCAACGCCACTAAAAATACAACCAAACGATCTATTTAGATTCGATCCAATCACAGATACACAATCATTATTCTGGCAAAAATATAAAAAGAAAGATGCCCTACTATTACACGGCTCGGCTGGTACAGGTAAGACATTTATTGCTTTATATAAAGCTATGGAAGATGTGATTAGTAAAGGAGGACCATACAACAAATTAATTATTATACGAAGTGCTGTACCCTCCCGAGAAATAGGACACTTGCCTGGTGACTATGGAGAGAAGATAGATGTTTATTCAATACCATATCAAAATATGATGGACGAACTCTTTCCTCAAAAAGAGAAACCATATGACAGACTGATGGAACAAAAGAAAGTATATTTCATGTGTACCTCGTTTGTCAGAGGCATTACATTAGATAATGCAATCATACTTGTTGATGAATGTCAAAATATGAACGACATGGAAATTAACAGTATTATGACAAGAGTAGGACATCAATCTAAAATTATATTTTCTGGAGACTTTAGACAAACAGACTTATATAAGAACAACGATAAATCAGGACTTAAAAAGTTTATACAAATAGCGGAGAATATGCCGTCATTTGATACAATAGAATTTGGTCCTGAGGATATAGTTCGTTCAGATTTGGTTCGAGAGTACATATTAGCAAGGGTAAATTACGAAGAAAAATACGAATAAAGTGCTTGACTTTTGGTCCTTTTGAGTGCATAATGTAAGCATGAAACAATTAGATAAAGCCATAAAATTTGCTACAAAAGCACATGAAGGACAGACTAGAAAGTACACAGGTGAACCTTACATCGTACACCCTTTAGAAGTAGCTGATATTGTAAAAACTGTAGAGCATACAGAAGAAATGCTTATGGCAGCAGTTCTACACGACACCGTAGAAGATACTGATACTACAATACAAGACATAGATAGAGAATTTGGTCCTGTTGTGGCTCAATTAGTAGATGAATTAACTGATGTTTCTAAGCCAGAAGATGGTAACAGAGCCTTTAGAAAAGGGTTAGATAGGGAACATTCAGCACAAGCATCTGCCCAAGGACAAACAATTAAGGTAGCAGATCTTATAAGTAACACAAAGTCTATTACAGAACATGACCCTCATTTTGCGAAGGTTTACATGAAAGAAAAGGCATTATTGTTACAAATCCTTGATAAGGCTGATAAAATTCTTTTAGAAAAAGCACAAAAAAAGGTTGACATTTGGTTCGCCTGAGTGCATAATGTATGTATATTAAATAAAAGTGAGGACTAAATAATATGAAACAAGAACTAATAACTAAAATCGAAGGACTTTGTAAAGCAATCGAAGGACAACACTTCAAAGCTTTCCCAAGCCTTAAAGACTATGGTGTTACTTACAAAGCAGGCCGTAAATTTTGTAAAATTATTATTACTGACGGCAACGGTGGTAACAGATCTGTATGGGGTTTCGTTAACCTAACACATGAAAAATTCAACGAAGGTGATGTACTAAAAGCAGCCGGTTGGGCAGCTCCAGCTCTTAACAAAGCTAGAGGTAATGTTTTAGAAGGTTACAGAGTAGGACCTAGAGAACAATATGGTCCTGGTTACTTATCAGGTTACTCAGCAGGTGGAACTAGAAACGGAGGTCTAGTATAATGGAAGATAGGGAACACGAATATCTAATGAGCATTCAAGACGAGTTACAAGCTCATAATGACGCAGCTCAAGAAGCACATCATATGGAACAAGAAGAAGCCCAAGCAAAAGCAGAAGGCTTCTGTATCCATTGTGGTGAGGATTTAGATAAATGTACTGGTTACAAATGCTGGATTAGATAATGTTCATACACGAGTCGGTTGACTTAGCAAAACTAAAAACAAAAAATACTGAAGAAGGCAGGCGTTATGTGACGCCTACCGGTGCATTATATCCTTCGGTTACAACTATCCTCTCTCACAAATCTAAGCCCTTTATACAAGCATGGCGCAAAAGAATAGGTGAGAAAGAGGCAGACAAAATTTCCTCACGAGCAGCTCGTAGAGGCACAAACATTCATAAACTTGTTGAGGATTATCTCAACAACGAAACAGAAAAAGAACAAGAAGGTATCGAAACATTAGATTATATTGATAAAGAAATGTATATCAATATGAAAGGTCTTTTAGGAGATATCAATAATATTAGATGTTTAGAATCTAGAATGTATTCAGATCACTTACGATTAGGAGGACAGGTAGATTGTATTGCAGAATATAAAGGCGAACTTTCTGTTATAGATTTCAAAACATCTACAAAGAGAAAAACAAGATCACAATGCTATAACTATCTTATACAATGTAGCGCCTATGCCATTATGTTTGAAGAACATACAGGCATACCAATCAATAATTGTGTTATTCTAATGACACAACAAGACGATGGTCCTGTGGTATTTACTTCTACAAGAGACGAATTCGTACCTAAACTTATAGAAGCTAGAGACGCTTACGAAAATAGGTAAACCATTTTCTGACGGGTCGTCAGATTTTTATAAATAAAACGGTGACGATAAAAATATAATAATAATGTCACCGAGGAGTAGAAATGAAAAGGATACTAGCTATCCTTCCTTTCCTTTTTATTGTAGGTTGTGCCTCAATAGCAACCGGCATAGACACAACTAGAAATGTGGTAGCAACTACTGTCCAAACGGGCATGCAGGCAGGAGCCGATATGGTTGGCGCCGTTGCTGAAGATGTTTCTAATGTTGTCTCTACTACAGCAGAAGTTACTGCTGGAGTCGTCGATACTATAGGGGACGAAGTTAAAGATCAAGCAAAAGAGCTTGAGGTTGAAAAACCTGACTTCCCTACAGGAGAATTAAAGGACGAAGGTTAAGGACAATCCAATAAGGGGTGCTGTAAAAGGCGCCCTTTGTTGTCTTTGCACTATTTACGAAATAAATTGTTACAATTTGGAGAATTATTTCTGTAAATACGGCCAACTCTTATAAATAAAAGTGATATATAGATTCCATCTATATGTTTATATACAATTAATTAATAGGAGAGTTACATGACCACTGCAACCTTTGGCGAGGTAGCGAAGTTCATGAAAACCAATGTTGAAAAGATAAGAAGCAATGACAAAGTTTGTCTTGTCTGCGATGCGATTCAATTAGTAGCGCTTATGATCTTCCCGTTACTGTTGCCGATAGCTTTAATATATGCACAATTAGGCCATTTTTAATTGGTCCTAATAAGTGAGGAATGGGCGTTAGAAATAGCGCCCATTTCTTCCTGCGCTTATAAATAATTATGTTATTAATGGAGATAATAATGAAACAGGCTTTAGCCTTGTTAATTGTTACATCGTTCCTAGCAGGATGTGGAGCTCAAGTATCTTTAACAGCTTCTGTACCAGAAGGTAAAGATTTAGATGTTACAATTAAGACCTCAGAAACCCCGGGAAACTAAAAAATCAACAGCAAGACCCGTATGTTGATTTTCCTACTGGGCAATTAAACTAATACAATGGTCCTATAAAGGCTTGTAATCTAGTACCTACGAAAGTATAATAAATAACTATTATGCGTAAAAAGAAACTAAAAATCAGAAACCCTGTAGCCCGTTATGCAAGATTGTTTAACAAGGCCACAGTCGTGCCTGATAAATCTAAATATAATCGAAAGAAGGATAAGAAAGTTTCTGACGCTGATTTAGACTAATAAAGGAGGAACCATATGCGTAAGTTATGGATAACATTACCGATATTATTTTTTGGTTATGTAGGGCAGGTAGAAGCTAATAATGATGTACATTGTTTAGCAGAAAATATTTACCATGAAGCCCGAGGTGAATCAACAGCAGGAAAAATGGCTGTGGCACTTGTTACACTAAATAGAGTTAAGGATAAAAGATTTCCCGATACTGTATGTGGTGTAGTAAAACAAACTAAATTTTATCCTAGTGGAAGGATAGATTTACACTCTTGTCAATTTAGTTGGTATTGTGATGGCAAATCAGACAAACCAAGGGACAAGAAATGCTGGGACGATGCGTTATTAATTGCAGAAGTTATGATAACATATAGTGCAATAGATGTAACAGATGGTGCCTTATGGTATCATAGTCGTAAAGTACAACCAGAGTGGTCTATGGTTTATGTAAAGACCGTAAGCATAGACAACCATATCTTTTATAAAGACATTGACTAAAGCATTGGAAGATCATATAATAAGCACATGTTAACGGATATACCACATGTGATAGTTACAGGCGGTTGTGGTTTTATAGGATCACACCTTACGAAACATCTATTGACGCAAGGTTTTTGTGTTACGGTTGTTGATGACAACAGAACAGGAAATGTTTTTCATAGTCATGACAGCGTAGAGTATCATAAATGTGATGTTGTAGATTTCAACCCACACAAAAACTCTATAGAACCACCTTCCGCCATTTTTCATTTAGCAAACAGTCCTAGAGTAAGAAGGGCTTTGGAGTATCCTACAGAAACGATTGTAAACAATATAGGAACAACATGTACAGTAGCAGATTGGTCTAGAATATTTAATTGTAAATTATTCTTTTCTACATCATCTAGTACACAATACAAAGAGTCCTTAAACAATCCTTACACATTTAGCAAGGTTGTTTGTGAGTCTACTTTAAATATGTACAGAGAATTGTATAGTTTAGATTATGTATTAATGTATTTCTATAATGTATATGGGCCTGGCGAGGCAGACTATGGACAATATAGCACAGTCATTAGAAAGTTTAAACAAGATTATTTAGCAGGACAACCTTTAACAATATATGGCAAAGGAGATAAGGAGCGTGATTTTACACATATAGATGATGTAATACAAGGAATGTTACAACTTATGGCAGATCCTACTAGCCCTTCAACAGCACATTTTGGAAGTGGTAGTCCTAGATCTATAGCATCAATAGCAGATTGTTTTAAGCATCCGGTTGTACATTCATTTGACAGAAAAGGGGAAGCACAGAGAACACATTGTGAACTTCCTTATATGGAACCCACGCATGATGTACATGAATATATAAAGAACTGGGTTCAGGAGAATAAAAGTGGAACCAAAACTAATAATTGATAACACAATAAAAATGACAGAAGAAAAAATAAGTGATATATTTTTAATAACAAAAGAGTTTCATACCTCTACGGAGTTTTCCCAGTTCATTGAAAAGATGGCATTTAATACACAATCTCCCTGCATGGATATTGTTGTAGATTATTGTATAAAAAAGGAAATAGAAATAGAAAGTATATCTAAATTTTTAACAGCTTCTTTAAAGTCTAAGATAAAAGAAGAAGCATTAGATCTAAACTTACTGAAAGAAAAAAGAAAAAATAAGTTACCATTGTGAAAATTTTTGTATCTATAGCATCATATCAAGATCCTATACTTAAATATACAATTAAATCTATTATAGAGAATGCTAAGTATAAGAACGATTTAGTATTAGGAGTGTTTGATCAAGCAGAGGAAACTCTTACAGATTTGCCTAGTAATGTAAGATATAAAACCTGTCACCCTAAAGAAGCTAAAGGTTGTTGTTGGGCAAGAAGTACAATACAAAAAGAATTATTTGAAGGGGAAGATATTTTTATGCAAATAGATTCTCATACATTATTTGCTGAGGATTGGGATAAAAATTTATTACAAAAATATGAGGATTGTAAAAATTGGTTTGATAAACCTTTGATAACAGGATACCCTAGAGGTTTTGATGTTATTGTAAAGGGACAAGGATTTTTTAATTCTGACGAAGAATATATTTTTAAGAAAACAGACAAGAATACAAATACTCATGTTATGACAATTCATTTGCCTTTTAATGATGGATATCATTCAGGACAAATAGGAAAAGGAATGAATGATAACAAATATTACAGAGGGTTTTCTTTATCTGCAGGACTTATATTTACAGAAGGAAACTTTGTAAAAGAAGTTCCTTACGATCCTAGAATTTATTTTAGTGGTGAGGAAACAACATTAGCAGTAAGAGCTTATACACATGGTTATGAATTAGTTCATGTTCCAGACACACCTTTGTGGCATTGGTATAATAGTGATAACCAAGAATTAAAAAGAGAACTACATTGGGACATGCACGAACAAGACGAAGAGTTGAAAAAAACAAAAGATGAATATATTGCAAATGCTAAGGTAATAGTTGACAATGTATTACAAGGCAAAGATAATTTATATGGTTTAGGAGATAAAAGAACATTAAAAGACTTTGCAGGACTAAGTGGTTTAGATTATACAAACAAATCTGTACAGATGGATAAATGTTTATTCAAAGAATATGAAGAAGCAGGTTTTACATTAGATGATGATTTTGAATGAGTTACGAAGATAAAGGATTCCAGGCATACAATTTATATCTTTCTATAAGAGCACACTTTCATGGTGGCACAGGTAAAGATTATGATATTACAAAAGCTCCTAAACAGGTTAGAGTGTCTTATGAAAATTATAGAAAGAAAGCAAGTATAGCAGCTATGTTTCGTATATTAACAGAACGAAATGATTATGATACAATACATGATATAATTGTATCTAACTTTGCTCATGGAGACAAATATGGAGGCATGCCATTTGATAGTAATGCAATGGATGTCTATAAAGATTGGGTGTCTAGAAGAAACAAAAGATCATACCAATTTGAACAAGATTTAAATTCTATATATGATAGAATGAAACAGGATAATATAGAGGATTGTACAGTAGATTCTGGACACCCTCTTATTATGAAGATGTTATTAGGAAAGCAAATAGCATTGGAGACAGTCGTTATAATAAACCGTGAATTAAATTTTATTGATGATTATAAGGACGATTTGATATTGAAAGATACATGTCTAACGGTAATAAAATATACACCATTCTTAGAACAGAGTACCAAACAGATGTATTTTAAACATCAAAGTCTTATAAATAAAATTGCTAGGACTAGAAATAGTTCTAATACAACGAAAATAATATAACGCAATACAACGCAAATACGGAGGAAAATATGTCGTTAAATACACTTTCACAACTACGCCAACAGCGCGGAAATTTCGATACCCTAATGAAGGAAGTCGAAAAAATCTCAAACCCACAGTCAAACTTTAAAAAAGGTGACGACCGTGAGTGGAAACCCACAGTAGACTCAGCAGGTAACGGTTACGCCGTTATTAGATTCTTGCCTTTATCTAAAGGTGCAACAGATACTGAAGTCCCTTGGGTAAGAATTTTCAACCATGGATTTCAAGGTCCTGGTGGGAAATGGTATATTGAGAATTCTCTCACAACTCTAAACAAACCTGATCCTGTTTCAGAATTAAATACTGAACTATGGAACAGTGGTGTAGACGCTAACAGAGAAATTGCTCGTAAACAAAAAAGACGCTTGAACTATTGGGCTAACATTTTGGTAGTCGAAGATCCAAGCAATCCAAGCAACGAAGGTAAAGTTTTTATCTACAAGTTTGGTAAAAAGATCTTTGATAAGATCCAAGATGTTTTGAAGCCAGAGTTTCAAGACGAGAAACCAGTTAATCCTTTCGATTTTTGGGAAGGAGCAAACTTCAAACTAAAAATTAGACAAGTAGAAGGCTATCGTAATTATGATAAAAGTGAATTTTCTATGCCTTCTGCTATTGCAGATGATGACACTAAGATTGAAGCAATCTGGGACAAACAATATGACTTAGGTACACTTGTTTCTCCAGATCAATTTAAATCTTATGATGAATTGAAAGCTAAATTGGATATGGTTTTAGGTTCTAAAACTGTACCTACAGCAGAATCCATCTCAGCACAAACTAATGATGCTGCTGATGATAATTTTGTTGAGGCTGTCAAACAAGCAGCACCTGCACCTGTAGCATCTGAACCCGTTGTCGAAGATGACGATGATGATACACTTTCTTACTTCAAACAGTTAGCTGATGAGAAGTAAATAAAACCTAGAGTTTTGGGAGGCTCCTTACGGGGCCTTCTTTTTGACTACATAAATAGTAGTATGTTAAATCTATCTTACACTACAAAGGTTGCTATAAAAATAGCTATATTATATGCAGTGGCATTGATATGCGTACCTTTGTGGTTTATATACACAGAGCCTTCAATAGGCGAAGTTATATTTTGGTTTACATTAGCTGCTTTTGTATCTAGAATAGCTAATGTAGGCTATCATAGATGGCTTACACATAGACAATTTGAGCCTAGTTGGATAGGTAGAAAACTAATGTTGTGGTTCATGGTATTAACAGCAGAGGCGCCTCCTGGACATTATGTAGTATCTCATTTACAACATCACGCTAATACAGACAAAGATGGAGATCCTCATGGGCCTAATCAAATAGGTTTTTGGAGATTGTTCTGGGGTAGATATGATGAAGTAAAACCTAGAGTAGGTTTTCTAAGACACTATTCACGACAAAAAGACGCACAATTTGTTACAAAACATTATTGGGCATTGTACCTTGTTAATTGGATTGTGTTCGCTCTTATAAACAAATGGCTTGTCGTGTGGTTAGCATTTATGTTTGCTTGGAGTTGGATATGGTTCCTAGTTATTAATTGGGGAGGACACGGAGGCAGAAAAGGAGAACCTACAGATTTGAATTGGTTCTGTAATATTTTTATGGGAGGAGAAGATTACCACAAAGCACACCATGAGAAACCAGGAAGATTGGTATATGGTAAGTGGGACACAACAGGAAAATATCTTGTCCCGTGGTTTTTAGCTAAATGAAACGAATACTAGGTTTACCTTTATATCATGTTCATAATGTTTGTGAACATCTTATACCTGATCTACAAACTTCTATAGAGAAAATACAAGAAGAAAAACACGATTGGGAAAGACAAAGAAGTAAAGTATCTGTCTATACAAAAGATGGAACACATAAATTTACTATAAAACAAGATCCTATGGAAGGTGTTATTGGTTGGCAGGAATTGAAAACTGTTATAAAAGATCATGTTATGAATTTTTATGAAGCATTACATCCTGTTGATGATACCTTTCAAAAAGATCCAGACACTAATTTAAGAGACACTCTTAGAACATTTTGGCACAACTATGCTTGGTACACATACTTTGACGAAACAGATTCTTACAGTTGGCATAGTCATGGACAATATTATCTTATTGCTACATATTATGTTAGAGCAGACGAAGAACATGCGCCAATAGTATTTAAATCTCCTATGTCAGATATGTACACATCTTGGGGATTAGGAACAAAGTCTGTTAAATTAGAAGAAACAATACAACCTAAAACAGGCGATTTAATGATATGGCCTGCATGGTTAGAACATCAAATACCTGCATTAGATACAACTATATTAAATCATAGTCAAGCAGAAGATGTTAATAAATACAATGCTAAGAGGATAAGCATAACAAATGGGTATGTTAAACCTCATGCACAATTTTTACATACACAAAGGACTAATAATGAATAGAGAAGAAGTCTACGAACAATTAAAAATAGATGAAGGAGTAGTCTATGCAATCTACAACGATCACCTCGGGTATCCAACCTTTGGAGTCGGTCACCTTATCAAGGAGAGTGACCCGGAACATGGAAGGCCAGTTGGAACTCCAATTGACGAAGAAAGAGTTAGGTCGTGTTTCGAACAAGACCTTGACATTGCCATTGGAGAGTGTTCTGCTTTATACGGAGAAAGGGGTTTTGGACAATTACCAGACGAAGTACAGCAAATCCTGGTTAATATGATGTTTAACATGGGACGAACTAGACTATCTAAGTTTAAGAAAATGAACGCAGCTATAGAAAAGGGAGATTTCAAAACTGCAGCTGTTGAAGGTAGAGATAGTCGTTGGTATAAACAAGTTACAAATAGAGCAGAAAGATTAATGAAAAGATTGGAACAAGTAGAAAAACCTTTTAGAAACTTTTTTCCTTAAACCATTCGCCTATCATAGTATCTTTCAATAGTACTAAAATTGTTTCTTACGCCCGGTGCGTTTATAGCAATATTTGGTTTGTTGTTTTGCATTGGTGCTGGAGCAGGAGCTGAAGTATTATTTACTACAACAGGAGCATTGTTATTCATCATATCGGCTTCATTACCTAAACGAGTCATGTTATCCATAGCTTGTCCTGTAGGTGATACACTTGCTGAAATATCTCCTCTTTTTATCGCTTCAAGAGCTTCAGGAGTAAATGTCTCATTAACTTGAAACGCCGGGTCAAATGCTGCTCGGTTTTTAAATCCAGCTAATATTTCATCATTTACATATTCATCTGGTGTTCTCCCTTGA